GTCATGTATGGCGGGAACGACTGCGAACTTGTAAAACAAGTCCCAGTCGATTGCTTTCATACCTAGTCCCTTGACACTCCTACTGAACTCTCCGAGCTTCATCCGCCGAAACTTACTCCTTTGTCGATTAGACATTAGAGAGCTAGTTGAGTTTCTTCCCAAATGTTTGAGAAGGACTTTAATAGCATTCGTCGGGTTGACGAGTATCTTGAACGCATCTATGAAGATGTCGCTCTCGTACATAGCCTCCCCGATGAAAAAGTTAGACTCGGAAAATTGCTCGAGTTTCTCTCGAAACTGAGAGTTCAAAGCAAACCAATCGTGTTCCTGGTACGCATCTGCGGTATAGCTCTGTGTCGAGTTAGTAATTAACTGCGACATGTTGCTTGTACCGAACAGGTGCTGCAGGCGTCCGGCCGGTGATGCAAAGGAGTATGTCGACGTATCCGTGCGCTCCATTGAGCCTGATCCCGTAGTTCGACCATACTTAACTACAACGGCGGTAGGGCTATATAAGCCTACCTTCGTTTTCGTGTGTGTACAAGGCTTGACAGGAAGAAACTTCCTGTTGGCGCCGAGTAAACGCGAGGCATGTCCATCCGCCGACGATTTATCGTCGTAGATGGATTTACGGTTACGCTTAGTGCGTTTCCACATGCCAGTAAGTGGGTCTATGACGACTTCAGGTCTTTGGAAAACAACATCGCTCATCGTCTCGGAAGTCTCCAAGACTGGAACTTTACTAACAAAGGTTGTATCCGACTGAAAAGGCGGAAACGTCCCTTGCGTGTAAATCCGGGTAAAAACCTGGCCAAAGCCACAGTCTGTAACCGGAGATAATGTTCTTGACCGGATGCGCATGATCGAGTTACCTCATTTCTGATTAATCGTTCGATCCCGCCGCAAGGCGGAACCATAGGAAAGATGCAAATACTGCCCCCTTTCGGGGGCTGACCGCCTTCATGGAATTTCTGCCATGAGTCGTTCACGAAGTTCACGAAGCCTATCGCGCTCACGC